TTGCTTGCAAACGCACCTTTGTTCATCAAATCAAATCTGTCATATTTGTTTTTCTCGCTATAATTCATTATGGTTTCATAACTCAAATAACGATTAAATGTTGCAAGATCTTTGTTATTTTCTACACTTTTTCTACGAATCATAACAGCTGGCAACAATATTTTGCCTTGATTGTCTCTGATATGACCAAACTTTTTCATAGCAAACCATCTTTCTGGATTGCCATATATAATTGGCACCTTGACAACTTCACCATTATCGTTTACTTGTAGTCTTAAAGTACTATCTAATGTGTTGATAATAGCTGTATCAACGTCCAATAACGTTACAGTAAAATTCTTTTGTTTATCTGTGTCCCGACGAGTTGCGTTGGCTCTATTATAGAACTTTTTAACATCTGATTGTGCAGATGCGTTTTCAATAGGATTTGGCGGCGGATTTGTATTAGTATTTGGACCCCAAGCCATAAATTATGTTTGTCTTTCTACTAGGTTAATTTTGCTTAGTCTTGTGTAATGAGTATTAACAATCAAACTCCAAGACTTATCAGGATGACCACCCAAGAATTGTTCTTGAACTACGTTATCAATTTCATAATAACGTTCATTGTAAAGCACCAAATCGCCAATTTCTGGGAAATAGTTCGTGGTAATACAATCACGTTCTCTAAATCTGTAAACAATATCTTGTTTTCTATCAGGTCCATATCCTTGATTTTCTGTGTTAATGTCTTCACGTTGCACCAAACAACTCAAGTCTATACCAGAGTAAAAAACCTTACCCTTGTCACTACTGCTTTCACCGTAGATATTGGTATTGGTTTCATAAGCTGCAATTTTAAATACTTGTACAACGCATTCGATTATATCACCGATTAATTCAGAATTAACACTTCCCAAAAAATTTATATCTCTTGGAGAAAAGTATCTACCGGGAGAATAATTATTGTTATAAATACCCACATCTTTACGTGTAGATGTCCAGTATTGCTTAAAAGCTGGATTTTGTTTAGGGTATTGTGGTGATACAGGTGCTGCCATAAATTATCCTATATAAATGTGTAGTGGTACTCTGGAAAGCATCTTATTCATTTCTTCGCTTTCCTTACCTTTATTTTCCAATTGATTGACTCGCAAGGTTTTTTCCAACATATCTCTCAATTTATCAAGCAATGTGTCTTTTTCCTCCTTGGCTTCAGAACGTAACTCCGCACCGTCAAGAGTTACTTCGCCACCTGGAATTGGTACTGTACTATATTTTTGTAATATACGTCCCAATGTTTCTTTGCACAAAGCCAAGAAATATTTCTTGATCCACTGTTTGCCTGGTTGATTTATCTTACAATATGTACAGTATTCGTATGGTATATCACTTGGATCGCTAATGTATTCATAACGAGATCCACTGTAGAAGTTTGTGATATCACGTTCACTTTCAACTATATAATCTATATAAACTTTGAAATTGTCGGTTGGAATTGGAAATATTCTCAACTTATTATTACCTAGAATTTCAAAACTATATGCGCTTTTACGAACCATATCATTAAACTCAATAGCTTGTACACGTTCCAAGTCTTCAAAGATCGGAGTCATTAAGAATTGTGTAGCAGGACTGTATGCGCTAAATCCCATTTCTGTTAGTACGTTACTATAACTCATACCAGTCATACTAAACGGATCATAAATACGAGCAATTGCTGGCGGTCTTTGGTGAAATACACGTTTAACTTCGATACGAGAGCCTGTCAAGTGTTCAATATCTTTACCAATCAATTGATTTAAGTCATAAACTTGTTGTGTGCTGCTTGGATTAACACTGCCACTGACAGTAATATAATTGCGTTTAACTTCATATTCGCCACCAACAAGTGCTTCTGCACCATATTGTTTGCTCAATTGAATTATAAAAGGCAATCCTGTACTTTTTACTCCTAGACCTGTTAAATTTTTGTATTGGTTTTGTGGTAATCCTTGTAAATTTACCATATTATTAACGATGTTGAATTCGTTAACTACACGGTTATATTCCAATACAGATTCTTCAAAACAGGCATAAAAATTAACATCGATCATTTCAATATCGACAATAGGATAACCCAAACGTTTTGCTGCCCACATAGCACTACTACTACAATCATTTTCAAAAGTAGTTTCGCCAGATCCTGTGTTACAACTTTCGCTTAAGTAATAACCAAATGGCACAGTGTTTTGAGTAACACTACTACCACTCCCAGGCCATCTTACCCTATCTTGATCTAAATTAGCACTCATTAATTATAAATATCTAAACAACAAAAATATACAGTTTATAATTTGTTAATTCACATATCATATTTTTTCATCCGTTTTATCAGCTGTACCTTTCAATTTACTTGATATTTTATTTAAATAATTCTTGATTTTATCTTTATAGATCTGTTTAGCAGTAATATTGTTTGGCTCTGTTGGTGCGCGATCACCCCAATGAATTTTTTGTGTAAAATACTTATCTCCAAATCTTTTCCTCAATTCCTTGGTTCTTATTACGAATGTATCTTCTGGTCCCTTATTTTGTATTATACCCAAGGCAAATGCGTCTTTTAATCTAAATCCCTTCATCTTTAATCCGGCGATTACACCCACGGGTTTACCTGTATCAGGATCAATTGGTCGATCACTATCGTCTAAAAATCTCAAATCGGTTCTATCTGCATCAATTACTTTATAACCACGATAATATTCTGGTAATTCATCAAATATTGCGGAAATATTACCACCAGCCTTCAAATATTTTTCACATTCTATATTGTTTTGTAAAGTTTCTTTTCTTGAAAAAGTCATATGTGGTTTTGAAGGATCTTCAAGACTTTGCATTGCCCATTTAAACACGGCTGTATAGTCATAAAATTTAACATCTGGATTTGCAGATTTCCAACTTTCCAATTTTTTATGAAAATCAAGATCGCTCGTACCGTTTAATCTAACCGATAACTTTAAATTGTATTTAGCAGCCACTTTTTTCAAAAACTCCATTTCAATTTGCAATCTTTCAATGAAGTCTTCAGGACGCATTGGATTCAATATTCTACCACGTTTACCTTCGGGTCCGGGTCTACCTTTGCCATAAAATCTATCTATAATTTTTGGATCTGTAGGAATATTTTTCATCTCATCAGATGTCAATTTGTCACCAAACAACCAACGAGTTTTTCTAGCTCTTGCTGCTAATTTTGCTTTTAGATATGCAGGGTTACCAGCAAAATTCAAACAACCAGCGTTACATTCCGGACTTTTCTTTGGACACACTTCGTGACCTGATGAATCAGAGGGAGCCAAATATAAAATTGCAGTCAAATATCCTTTGTCATCTAAGAAAGACTTCAGTGTTTTTGGATCGTTTAATACACTCAACAGTTTTAATCTTCCTTGAGTGTCTCGGGCAATATTCTTCATTAATTCGGCCAACTCAAAACTAATAGGCTCCTTTTTGTTCGCTTCAGTCAAACATATCTTTAAATTGTTATCGGTATCATTTATAGCTTCATATAGAGATTGATTTACGCAATTTTTACATTCACATACAAACGTATCTAGTGGGATAATACTGTCATCAGGTAACCCAAGTGTTTCGTACATTTTAACTTCTGTTAATAAATCAATAAATTTCATATGTGTTTTGTTATTCTTACTTTTAGATTACCTGTGCCTTTTATTACACGGTGGTATGTTTCTTTAGGTATAAATATTGTTTCTTTAAGTAATTGTGGTAAATTATTATCTAATTGAAAGTGCCAATTGTTATTTTCTATAACTTCAACGGTTCTGTCTTCACGATCTATATGCCATTCCAGTTCGTGAGTAGCTACATCGGAACTAAATTCTCTTATATACTGACTGTTACCCAGTGGGTTTTCTATAAACGGTAGACTCATTACCAGTATTTACCTTTACCTTTATTACCCAACGATTTCATTCTATGACTTCTGCAACTCCAATATCCAGCCGTTGTTCTATCTTTCTTTTGACTACATCTGTGTCTAGCTGCAAAACTCTTACGACGAGCCTTGCTACTAGCTCTGCTTCTCATATTTGGATCTCCAAATGTTACTTTTTTAACTTTGCCATTCTTAGATTTAACATATACAGCATATTTTTTAGGACCGCCGGGTGTTCTAAATGGTCTACTTAAATTAACAGTGCGTCCTCTATGCTTAAGTTCCATCAATAAATCTTCTTCGTCTTCGATAGGCGCATCCAAATACACTTCTCTACCTTCAAATATAGCCTTTTTACCCAAATCACTTTCAACCAATTCAGCGTCAGCGTCACACAATTCTATTAAATTTTGAAAATACAAAGTACGAACTTCTTCGATTAAATCAAAATAAG